CAATCAGGTATGCACCATGGTAGAATTCGTGCAGATGCTGGAGCGGCAAGAGGCTCGCGTTGGCGGAAGGGTAACGGATTACAAACCCGCCGCGTCAAAACGGCGGAATCGGGATCAGCGGTGAAAGTATACCACTACCCAATAACGTCACCTAACATGAAGCCCAGATAAAGCACCCAAGCAGCAGGCCACAACAATCCAGCAAGAGTGATTTTAATCAACGACAAGTCCTCGTAAGCATCAAAGTTTCCTACAAGTTGAACCATGCAACCTAAAACGCCGCCTATATAAATCCATAGTAACCACATATCTTCATTATACACTACTCACTGTAGTAACCACTCGTGCAAGTTCTACAAAGCAGCGGTTTCGATTCGTCCTCATGTGCTGCCAACAATTCCAAGTATTCCGGCTTCTTGAAAACGTCTTCGTACCGTTCGTGATTCAAATCGCCTAAGATATGCTCCAACTTCCATGACTCGCAACAAAGGGTCAGCTTACCGTTTGGCAGCAAGTGGCCCCGCTCCAGCCACAAGCAACGTTTCAGCGTTCCCTTGTGCCGCTCCACGGTCGGCATTACCGCAACGTTGTTCGCTCTACTGTGCAGCGTCGTGAAGAAATCCTTCGGTTCGGCAGCATCAACAATTGCCTTGATTTCTTTACTGAGGATACCGAAGTAGACAAAGCACTTATGGCAGGGGTTAGTCGAAACGATCTTAAGCACTTCCAAATACTCAGGCGTTACCGGTAATTTCATCAAGTCGCCAAAGGACGATAGGTGCAGTTTTAGGTACGTCCAAGGTATTTCTTTTACTAAACGTGCCGTTTCGATGGAGCAATTTGCCAGCGTCGTGTCCAACCGCATCTTCCAGCCGTCAGCGTTGTACTTACGGATGATTTCAGGAAAGTGGGGGTTGAGAAACGGTTCCGAGAAACCAGACCACACAAGTATTGAGTCTTTTGGTACGGTGCATAAATACTTTTCCAACAAGGCAGGCGTCATGAGAGTTTCGCCGCCGAGTTTCTTGTAAGCTTTGACGTGTTCTGATTGGGGGCAGTAGTCGCAAGCTACCGAGCATCCTAAACCAAGACAAATTGGGAATTCCTTAAACACGATTTACAAAAAATCCACAAGTTTGAGGAGCATCACAAGCTAAAATTTCATCACCTGTCCAACCACGCGGATAAACTCCTTCTCGCCAACACCGCTCTATTTCTACTAAATCCGCATCCGTTACTAGCACCACCTCAGATCGACGCTGAATGTCCAAAATCTTAGGTAGAAAATACTTTCTCGCTTTTATTGTCAAAGGTCCGTGGTGTCCTTTACTGAAGTTTTGATTCTTAGATGGTTTCCAAAGTCGGAATGCTGGATTTCGCATCTCTTCCCAAACAGCGCGAAGTTCTAAAATTGGCGTCAGTTTCGGATTCTTCTTTGCCGCTTCAATGGTCATTCTATCTTCGCTTACTACAGAACATCCCAAACAACCGAACCGTAAAGAACGTTCTACCAAACCGTCCTCGTGTTGGCCGTACATTTTGGCGACAGGTTGAGTAAACCTTTCCAGTCCGTGCCCTTTTCGCAAGAACGACCCTCGTGTTACTAAGCGGTTCTGAAGCACCGTTTCTCGTGCCGACGGTACTAAATCAACTCTGTAGAAGTTCTTCTCGTTAAAGACAAACCAGCCTTGTAGAAAGTCATAGACTATGCACTCTCGCCAATTAACTATTAGCGGCAGAGCGACGTACTTACCGCTCATCTTTTTATCCATCCAAATACCGCCAGAGCCGCACTCTCCTGAATCTTTAGAGCATGCGGCAAACGCAACCTGTTTCGAGTCGTTTAACTTAGCGTCCCTACTCCTACTCTCATTGAATCTAACACCACTCATCATCAAAAACTTCTCACCCGCCACAGCTTCCGCAGTTTTTGCTAATGCTTCCTCCATAGGTTTTACTTTAAGTACTCGTGTACACCACCGTCCACGCAGCGATGCGTGGACGGGCAGCAAACCTCTCCCCAAAATATTTACATAAAACCTATCTTTTAGAACTGGACCTACAGTAACGGCTCTGAAACCTCTACGTCGTACTTCGGCCATCAAAATTTCGGCATTGTGGTTCAATTCTGGCAGTTCTTGTGTGGTATCTGATCGTAAAACAGTGAGAGTTTTTGGACGCTCAACGTAACCATTCTCAATGGCCCACAACACTAACGCTGTCACTGCTGTGCTATCTTTTCCTCCGCTAAAAGGAATTGACCAATGTTTTACTTGTTTACCTAATTCCCGCAACGCCAACAGTGATCGACAAATTGCGGATTCCCCATTCTCCAACGGTTTTTGAAAGAATCCTAAGCTAATGCGTCGGTAGGTTTGAGGCATCTACACATCCTTTGTCTTGTCGTTAATCTTCGGAAAGCAAGGTTTTTGCCTGCCAAACGTCGTCCGGCTTGAAAAGATAGGTGCTTTGTTTCCCGAACAACGTAACGTCCAGTCCGTTACCTCTCACCCACTCCTCACAAACTTTTCGATTGTAAATTTGAGCGGGGTTCGTGTGGATTTGAGAAGGACGGCTCCAAAATGGGCGGTGTACCGCATGAAAGCAGATCGGCGTTTCGATTTCTGCCTTGGGGTTATGCTTTAGACACCACCAACGACTAACGGCGTCCCAACCTTCTGCCGCAAGGAAAACCGCCGGTATCTCATCCCGATGTTCTTTCCACCAACCGATCCTAAACGCGAACAAATCCGCCCCAACGTGAGCAGACTTGCCTTTCAGTGTATTCAAAGTATGCCGAGTATCGAAATTCAGTACATCAACGCGACGGCTGAAACAGCAATCCATCTTCTCCATCTTCTGTCTTAGTACCGCCAACGCTTCCGGTACTAACGCAACGTCACTGTTGCTAAAAACTACAATATCCTTGTCGGTTGCCGGTTCTGTACAACCTCTGTCAATAATATCCGTGATATAAGGCAGGGTCCGCGTGTCGCCCAAGTCTTTGCTGGAACGCTGGCCGTTGACTAAACGATGCTCGATGATCGTGTAGTCAGGATCACGCCGCAAATCCTCCCATGTCGCTCTGGCTCTTAGTATCCGTGGATTATCACCAACATTGCCGAGATACCAATCCGCTACGTGATAAATCTTCCTGCCGCCGGACACCAACGCCGCTGAAATCGTATTCTCTTCAAACAACGGCCGGGTACAACGACCGGGAGCAAAGTCTTTTTCCTTGATTATCTTTTCGATGCGTGCTCTGACTACCGGAGCTATACTTTCGATGTAAGTTGTTTTCAGTACAACGTGCTTTCTAGGCTCACTGTCGTAAAATGGACTTGGACGACCTTGCGGATTGGTTCCCGCCGACATTTGAATCGTCGGCGTCATCGTAGCGTAGGCTAGATGAAGCGATAGCGTATCGACGGTGATTAAGCAATCGGCTTGACTGAGAACTGCCAGAACGTACTGAGGTTTATCAAAACGCTTATCGGTAAGATCGTAGATGCGGTGGGACTTACTAAATGCTTTGAATATCCAGTCCCATTGACTAACCGTGTGTGCGTAAGGCGACGAATGGGATTTGAAATTGACTACCAATAGCGGCCTGCCGTCTGGTTTAGGCAGTCTGGCAATGATTTGTTCTTCGGCTTTGCGATCACGTTTATCAAATAACGGGCGGTAGTCGTGGTACCTCGTTAAAAACTCAATGCCCGCATTTGCCCATTGCTTGAGAGTGAAGTTTTCGCAATAGACCAAAGGTTCGGTTGGGTTTCCGTTGACTTGAGTTATAAGGATGCGGTCTAGGCTATCTTTCTCCGCTATTTTAGTTGCTTCCAGTACAGCATCATCACGTAAGTCAAGAGAATGGACGTGGATGTAAGAACATGGTTCCAGTACGACGGCATTGTTTTTACTGACGTACCAATGTACTTCATGCCCCTCTAGTGCGAGCATGTAGGCGATTGGGATAGCGTTAACTACGTCACCTAAGCGTCCAAGCTGAATTATTCCAACCCTCATTCAAAGCCCTCTGCTGTCCTTGACCAATTGAATCAAAACTCGCTGGCCGTCGTCGCTATAAACCGTATGAATCAAAACTCCTCGTTCTTTGCAACACGCAATCATTTCTTTAGCAACATCTACTGAATAAAACACACCACTTCTTCACGCAAGCAATCGTTTACTTCACGTAATGTCATACTTTTGCCGCCTGAATAATATCACCCAAAGTCAGCATCGACGCCAGATTGAACAACGAAGACTTTTCAATAGCGGCCCACTCGTCTGGGTCTAGGCGTTGTTTTAGTAAATCCATTGCGAATATGAATGGAATTTCTTCTTCCGGCTTCGCATCAAAAGCTTGTTGATACTCTTCGCTGATTATGACGCCTACCGCTTTGACTAAAATCTCTCTCATCCTGCTCATTTTACCCTTTCTCAAACTCCGTCCTCGTTTCGCATACTGGACGACAACCGAAGATCGTGTTCAAGGTGAGGTTTATGTCCAGTACGCCATTCGTACAGCCCGCTCTCCCCGACAACTAAATCCGTCTCCGGATTAAACTTGTGAAAGCTGATTATCTCCCATCGCTTCTGATATCCGCGTTGCTCGCTAGCGCCATGCCAATGATGTAAGCAGGCACCCTTCACGTAACCGATGTTCTGCCGGATATGAAGATCGCACCGCCTTGCCCACGTCTTGATAGCTGCAACGTAGCCGGGCGATAAAGGGTCGGGAGGCAAGTAGCCGTCCCAACGACCCCGCAATGCCCACGCCATGAGCGTATCGCCACTGCCAGACACGCACGTATCCAACAAGCCTTCAAGATTCTGCCACGCATCGACCGTACAGGCCCATGCCAAACCGGGATGACCTCTGGCGATGTACTCGGTTTGAATCGGCGGTATTTGGTGAAATCCCTTGTCTACAAAAACCTTCAAAGCAGAGGGACAGAACCACAAGACTTCTTCAAACTGATTTAGATAAACGGCCTGTCCAAACATTTGAACAACTTGATAATGCTGCAAAGCATGTACAGTTTCGTTTACCCAATTTTGAATCGAAAACGAAACATCTGCATCAATCCAAGCAATGTACTTGGTGTTCGGGTTGGTAGCGATTGCGTGCCGAATGCCGATATTCAGAGCCCGCTCTTTGTGCCAAAGCTCTGATTTCGTTCTCAATTGAATCGTGTCAGCGTCCGGTGTCGTCTCAAAAGGACGTTCGCCCAAAGCAACCTCTACCGTCACCAACCGACAACCAAATTGCTTGATATAGGCAGCGAACTCCTTGTACAACCGGATACGTGAGTTAAAACGGTTCGGGTTAAACAAACAGGTTACAACAGTCAGATCGTTCATTTAAGAAAACTCCTTTGTTGGTTCTCCAAAGGGATTATACCGAAAGAAAAACAGCCGGGCGTAAGCTTCGATTTACTGCCCGGCTGCCGGAGGTGAAGACTTGGAGATTTTCTTTTGAACACTTCGACCCAAACAAACCTAACAAAGCCCTAAAATCAGTAGGCCGTACCATTCGGGGGAGTCACAGTACCACCAGAAATCTGAGCGTTGATCGACAACATCACTTTACCTGCACGCTCAACAGTGTGTGGCATGTCAGACACAATCATACTGGTGATAGTCCAACCGTCGTTCGATGCGTTGGACACAACCAAGTTGACGTTTGTAAGCTGAGTGCTCGGGATAATACCTACGGACGTTTGAAAGGGTTGGTGAGCTTGGTCGTAGTCAATCTCAATAGTTACTCGAAAATCGGTAAAGGTTGCCGCTCTTACGGGGTGATTGCCGCAAAGCGAGTTAGTATACGTCAAGATCGTTGCCGGATTTTGTAAACTCCAGCGAACGACAGGAAACGTAATATTGCTTGCGGATGTGTCGGTAACCGTGACGTTGCCCGCGAAGCCCGTGGTAGGGGTGTAAGCCATTTTAGTAAATCTCCAAGTAAAAGTTTGTGTTTAATGTCCGGCCAAAAGAAAATCGCACTGAATCGTCCCGCTTGACGACTCCAACCGAAACGTATGAGCAGTACTCGAATTGATCGCATATCCAGTTGCCGCCGTAGACGCTATCAGAACTCCCGCCGTCCCGTCCGCATTACCTAAAATAGTCAGATTACCGCTACCCCAAATACTTGTTACGGGATTCGATCCCCCACCTATGATTAAATTTTGTCCCGTCGTTGAGTTGTTGTAGAATGCGATTATCAAAAGATCGGCAAACGTACAGGCAGAGCCGTCAGGATTGGTCAAAGTATTCAAATCCAGCACTACGGGCGTACCACTCGTTACGCTAACCGTGTTGCCACTGACATTGTTGATTTGCCCATCACCCGAACCGGCACCGTTATTGAAATTGATTGCCCCGCCAAACGCTAACTGGACCGCCGGACTGCCAAGATTGCCGAAATTATCAAGCCAGTTAGCGATAGCAGCAAGATTGACGATGGAAGATTGGAAAGGCATTATTTAAGTCCGGTATAATAGCTTTAACTGACGAAAGGAAAAGTTATGCCTTGTACAGACGGCGGTGTTCCTTACGAAACTGAAGAAACCGTTTCCTTGCCCGAAGCAGTTCTTTGCGGTCTACTTAACGTCCTTCTACAATTTGGTACATATAGCGAGTACGTTAGCCGCATAAACTGGAAGGAATGTGGTGTGTCGTGCCTACAGTTTGATAAATGGTGGTTTGAACATCAAAATTCCGACAGAGAAAGAAAAGAAAAAGAACGGCTGAGATCTGCCGCTTTAGCCAAACTCACAGCGAAAGAGAAAGAAGCTTTGGGTCTGTAGCTCATTCCTCTTGAGCCGCGTCCCATTCGCTCTCGTGCTCACGGGCATGGTCTATTCTCAAGTCGTGGTGCGTGTCACCTAACTGCTCGTGTTGGTCAGCTTTTTGATTGTGGTACTCCGCTTCCTTTGGATTATCTAAAGCAGTTTTGCGATGAACTTCGGCGGCTTTGCGGTGAGCGTCTTCGGCCTCAGAATGAGCACCGGCAGCTTCGTCATGATCCTTTTGTGCCTGTTCGTGAGCACCTTCCCAATCAGCCGCAGAACTTTCGTAAGCCTTCTCACTGGCCGAATGAGCGTCGGACGATGCTTTATGTGCTGCTCTGGACGCCTCGGATGCGGCTCGTGCGGCATCGGACCATGAGAGGTTTTGTGCTCTGGAAAGACTCTGGTGCTTATCCCATAACTTTCTAGCAAAGTAAGAAACTGGACGTTTGGCCTGCACGGTATAATTACTAACGGTTTAACCAAAAAAGGAAGTTTATGGAGTTGGGCTACTACTGGATTCTAGTCGATGACCGATGGACTGTCGCTCAATATCTGGGTAACGGTTTTTGGGAATGCAGCGGCTTTGATGATGTAGGCTTGACCGATTTTGATATTCAAAAAATCGGGCCACGAATCGAATTGCCTAACGAATGCAAAACTTAACAAAAGGTGTTGTAATGAACAAAGAAGATGTGGTTTTCCGGTACGTTTTCCGGTACGTTTTCCGTTGCTGCATGAGAATGCTTCTTGTTACAGTAACTTATAACTACTTCCATGCAACAAACGGGTTTACCGTTCCTCTGGACATAAGGCTTGCTTTTCTTGTCTTGTTTGTTCTTGCCTTTAATTAAGTATAAGTTGTGGTTAATAAATCTGCTATCGGAACCATCAAAACCGTGTTAATCTGCTGATAGCACGTCCAGAGCGGTTGCTTAAGCATCGAATCTTTTACCCGTTGATCCGCTGGTGCCATAACCCAACTGTAAAACAACGTCGGATTGCCTAACTTGCCGGGCGTAGTGCCATCCGCAGTCGTTAAGGCTTGCAGAATGACGATATTTAGTAAAGAAAGCTGATCGACATTGTAAGCACCGGACATTATTTCCAGCGGGTAAGCGATGCTTAGTTCTGACCAGATAGAGTTTCGTTGGTACGGTTTTTCTAGTAAACGACCTAGGCCGATCTTTACCGCTGGTCGATCTGCTAATTGAGCATTCATCGGCGGGACAAAGCCTTGTGTCTGTTCGTTGATTTGAGTATTGCGGCTCGGCTTGACTAACTGATTAAATTGTGTGGAGTAAGTACCGCCATTTACCGTGAGTGCTTGCCAAATCGTGTAATAACCTTGCGAAAATGGATTACTTCCTGCCATTGGCGAAATTTAGTAAATTTTCCTCTTGCTTTTACTTAAACCGCACGATATAGTATTTAAAGTTCAAACGAAAGGAAAAGAATGAGCGGCAGAGCTTTGACTACTATGCGGGACAGAGTAATCAACCGAATCGCTAACCAAGGGCGTTTTGACTACTGCTACACAAGAGGCGACCAAAACGCGAAAACCTACGCGAGTTACGCCGACTGGTTACAAACTGAGTGCAGCGATGACGATTTGATCGACGCTTTTGTGCGAGTAATTCAAGCAACAACGGAAGCAAACGAGGACTAATCATGTCAAACGAAAGGAACAGAATGCGGTATTTTGTTGGTGACGAAAAAGGAAATCGGTTCAACAAACGCACATTCAAGACTTTGAAGGGAGCGGCAAAACACCGTTTCGATTTGTGCGACGAAGGTTCCGGAAAGAAGTTATGCCGAGAAAATGCCGCTGGCGAAGTTGAAGTTTATTGCGGCACATTTGAGAGTAAGCAAGAATGGCTTTTAGTAAAAACACCACGCATGGCTTAACCAAAGAAAGGTCTTACACCATGTCGAATGAAATCACCCAACGTCAAGACGCCGCTATCGATGCTGCTCGCAAGGCAGTAGAGAAAATGCAGCTTGCTGCCGAGTACCTTGAAACGGACTCGGAGCACTTCGTCGGCAGGCAGAAAGACGTTGTTACTAAAATCATCTACCAGCTCCGCGAAGACGCCACCATACTGAAAGGTTGGCTTAGAAACGGGTGGATTAACTAAATTTTCCTCTTGATTTTTACTAAAAACCTGTTACAATACTCCCGTACTCAACAGGGAGTACCAAACGAAAGGTTTTAGAAATGCGACTGGAAAACTCTACTCACTGGTCCGACTTGTTTCTGCGGAGAATGGTGTCTTTTTGCTGCAAGGAACTGGAAGTACCTGTACGCACAATCAAGCACGCTCGCTTTCGCAACTCCCGTTCAAGTTGGGGCGGCGTTGCTCGTTCTTGGAAACGACAAATAACAGCTTGCGTTGGCCGTCCCGAATGTTTTCCCACAACATGTAACACGCACAAAGTAGGAGAGTCTTTCGCGGATCAAGTCGAGTGCCTTGTGGCTGTGACTGCCCATGAAATTTATCACGTCGCCGCTACTCACGTTCCAAAGCATCAACAGAAAACAAGAGGCCGCGATTCTTACGCCAGTAGCGAACGTGCAACATGCGTAGCTGAATTTCAAGTACTAAACGCTTTCCGTGCCGACCGTGCTAACTTACTTGCGGACTGGGAACGACCCTTCGCGATTGAGCCGGTTATCAAAACCGTACAAGAACAGCGAGCAGAAATTGCCGAACAACGTTTAACTTACTGGCTCCGCAAGGCAAAGCTTGCGGCAACCAAAGTCCGAAAGTACAAAGCCAAAGTCGCTTACTACGCAAAGAAACAAGCAGTCGCTGCCGCACCAAAAGCTTGAGTCGATCTTTCGTTTGACACCGCCTCAATCGGACTTACACGGTTGGGGCGGTTTTGTTTCTACTGAACGCTTGGTCGGCTAGAGCTACTGCCTGTTCTGTACTATGCGAACGCTGCATCGCATTCACCAACAGAGCAAAGTACCAATCATCCCCACCGTGAGCTTTGATCGCATCGGCCAACGTCCCTACCGCATCCGTTGCGTTAGCTGCAAGGCTGAGATGCAATTTAGCCTTTACCCCTCCCGCAACACTCTTCACCGCATTTGACGCCGCACGAGCAACGGCAAGCGTTCCCTGAGTGCCAAGATAGGCAACCGACGCTGTTGGGATGAAAAGAGAAGCTTTCGCGGCGTGCTGTAGTCCGGCATGCTCCAACCCGAGAAACATCGCCTTGCAGTTGATCGCATCGTAACACGTTACCAGCGACCTAACCTTAGCCGCTTCATCCGCCGACAGTCCTTTTGCCCTTGCTACCGCCTCAACAGCTTTCTCACCAGCAATCCACGGTAAGTACGCTGCCTTGAGTCCTGTTACCGCAAGTACAGTAACGCCATGAGCAACCTTGCCCGCAATCGACGGCTTGCCCCCAGCTTTAGCAATGTTTAACTTATTTTGTAAGTAACCTAAAGCTGACTTAGCCGCCGACTTGATCTTGCCCGCTACAAAATGTTCGACGTGGTAAGGTAATTCAATAGCACTTTGTAACTTACTCGGCTTGCCATCCTCATCAACCGTGTCGGTATCTTTCGGAGTACCTTTTAACTGAGGATAAAGGTTGTCGTGAGCACTCGGCTTGATTTTGACAGTGGAGTATTTAGTACGGGGCGACAGCTTACTCGGATTCTTGCCGACTAGCTTAGACGGTCCTTTAGTTATTACGCCGTCTTTGATACAGACGTGGACGCCTTCTAACGTTTTCCAGTCACAGTCTGTAGATAGATTTTGTGCGTAGCGGGACAGGAAAAGTTGTGTTGATAAGGAAGGCACGCGATTTAATCGGAAACAAACTTAAATTCGGCCTACCTCAAAACAAACGCCCATAGACAATGAAATAAGCCGTGAAGACCAAAGCAGCGGGAATCAAAAGAATAAGGAGCAGTCCGGCTAAAAAACACAACAACCCGCCCGCACTCTGTAAAACGTCCGATTTGAGTAGCCGCCCTAGTACCATTCCAAACAAACCGAGCAAAGAAGGAAGCCAGACGATCAAGCTCATCACCGCCAACATTTTAAGTAATTCCATACCTTCATTATACTCATCTTCCTTCAATCCACCTCGTTACGCCTTCTACTTCTTTTTCCTTCATCTTTTCGAGCGTGTCCGATGTGGGCTCAACTAGTATAGGCCGGGCGGGAATGTTTTTAGTACCGTAGTGCTGGTATCCGGCAACGTCGTTTTGAGTACCTTCAATAACAGAAGTCTCGGTGGTTTCTAGTACGTGATCCGGATCGCCACGTTGCAAAGACTTTTCTAGTGCTCCGGATACTTTCAATGCGGACGGCAACGGCAAACCTTTTTGCTTGTGTTGCTCAATTGTGCTATCGGCTAATTCCGTCCACGTAGAGCCGCCCGAACTTGCTTCCGCGAAACGCTGTCGCATGCTTTCATGGTACTCATCGCTCGCATTGAGTACGCCATCTTGCAACGGGCCGGGCGATACCAACGACATAGTTGTTTCTAAACGGTCGATGAAGGATTGGAAGTTGGTTAGATCAAGTTTGAGCATTTGCATTCGTCAGACTTACTATTACATCGTAGTTGCCGTCTTCGCGAAGCCTGCTTTCGATTTTCTCAATTCTAAAGCCGTGCCAATCACGAATCGGCTCATTACCGCCTCGTGCACTAACTATGACAGATTCTTTAGTAGCAAAAGGTTTTAGTGCCAGCGTTTCGGGAGGACCGCCGAAACTGTCGATCCACTTCAACGAAGCATCGAAATACTGTACTTGCTCGTTTTCAATACGCTTAGCAACAAAGCCGGATTTGAAGGCGATGATTTTATAGTCTGATTCGCTCATTTCGGTTGCCTCAAAAGTTCGTCGGCCTTGGCATGTTCTAACAAAGCATGTGACGCCGCGTCGTATCTCAAACTTTTTAACAGACCAGCACACGCCTCAATGGTAATAACCCGCTCTTTCAGTAGCTGGTCGGTCAAAAAACTGCTTAACTTTTCCAACAAAACATCGTGAGCTTTTCTTACTAAACTTGCGTCCTGATTTCTCAGAATTTCGTGGTAACTTCCGTACTCATCTACCCAGTATAAGACCTGAGGCGATGTCTTGTTAATCCTCAGATAAGCCTCGATAATTTCGTACCCTTGAGATTTAGTAACAGTTTTCTCAGCCACACCCAAATCTTGCAAAACCTCAGCAAGACTCGATGCCGCAGCGTGAGAGAAGTTGCCCGACGTTACCAGTTTTTCGATAATTTCTTCTTTGTTCATACACTTATTATACCTTCCCAAAAGGCCGGGCGTGGTGAAAGGGTTGCCGCAAGTTGAAAGCCCGAGTCTTGCGGAGTAAAAACCACGCCCGGCACAGTTTGAGAAAGTCGATCATGAGTCTATGCAGCAGAGACAGTTGCAGAATATGGAAAATAACTTGACTTCAACAATGGAAGGGAGTAGTCTTGGGCTACCACGCTGATCTTGATCGGGTCGTAGCACGGAATGCAGTAACTACTATAGCCCTTGACCGGCGGGCATGACGCCAAGAATTGCTCAACAGGGGTGTTCGGAGCAACTAGCCCTGTCGGACACGGCATCGAGCACGACACAAACTCATACCAACTCTTGTTGATCTCAGGGAACAAGATAATTTGATTATGAGCAACCCACTTCTGCTGATTGCCGTTTTGATCGATGTAGTACGCCGTATACCCCGGATGCCACTTCATATCAAGCAAACCGTCCGGCACTTCGTTGGTGTCCATGAACTGCTGGTTCAGGGACGGTTGACGGCTGAGGTAAGTTTGCATCGCCGTGTTGTTGTACATGTACGACGGGATCGATTCACCGTAGATACAGTTGGTCATCACGTAATTGCTCGTGAAAACCATCGATTGACGTGCCACGCGGATGCTGTTGGGAATATCTGTACTTACGTTCGACCAATCACCCACCGCACCGCCGGTACCGGGCCAATTGCTGGTATACGTCAGCGCGTTAGTGCCAGCATACAAGCCTTGGAAATTAACCTGCGGCGGAATGGTGTTAGTGCCAAGAGTCGGCAGAATATTACCATTTCGGTCGTAGCCAATCCCGTTAGTAGCGATTGCAGCGTTGACCAGCGTAATACGCAAGTTATCGGCACGCTGGCGGAAGTCAGCCATTTTCTGCCGGAGAATGGTCCGCATGCGGTTCTGCCAGAGCGGAACATTACTCATCAAAGCAGTAATTACTTCACTATCCAGCGGAGTGTTTTCTCTCGTACCCAATGCAACCGCCTGCCGACGTGTACGCGGTTGCGTATCGGTTCCCCGCGACGGAGACAAGTAATCGACGATGGTTGCGGGCGTTCGCACACCTTGAATCGCATCCCACATCATGTTTACGCCGACACATTCGGTATCGGACGTTTGATAAAACTCATCGGGAAACGGTTTAGGAAGTCCCGGTGCAATATCCTGAGACTGGACAAGCTCTGTCATAACCGGCCCGCTGAGCCAGTCCAAGAGCATTTGATTGCTGTTAGCCATGATAGTATTTTCCTGTTAGTTTGGACCGCCGCATCGGGTCGTTAGCAGCATTTAGTTAGACGGGCGGGCGGTTGCTGCGGAGAACCGCCCCTCATATGCTATGGCCTATAGACATGAGTCCCGCCGATTATCGATCATCGTCAAAAGTAAAGACACCGCCGGAATTGGCACGCAATTGAGCCTTGAGATACGCTTCCGTTCCCGCATTAACTACCGTAAGATTGATAATCAAGGCGGAAAAGAAATCGCCACCAATCACGAACCGATGGATCGGCTGATCGATGTTATTATTGAGCACATCGGTAACGTCCGTACCATATTCGTTGTCGTAAATAGTATTGACGTTCTGACTGCCATCGGTCGGCATGATTGCGGCACCGGCAGCGACGTTGACGCCAAGACTGCTTACTGTAATAACGCCAGTTGTCGTATTTACAGCAGAGTAGGTAGTCAACGTAACCGTTGCGGCAGCAGTTGCAGTAGTGCCACCCACCGTATTAAACGTACCAGATGTGCCGATGCGTCGAACGATCTCGGTAGCACACTGCGGCGTAACCGTCAGCGACAAACCGCCGCTCGTGTAGTTAGCAGTTGTCACGCCAATAACAGAATTAGCATAACCACCGCCTTCAGCACTGGTCGTTACTTTTCCGCACAGCAATCCAGCACGCAAAAGAGTGGTTGGATTGTCATCCGGATCACGGGCAAGGTTGCCGTCGAAGAAGTAAAAACTGGGACCGTACCGGGCTGTTGCCGGGTTGGTGTAGATATTGATCGGCGTGATTGTTCGACCGGCATACCATCCCGGCGAACCATAAATTTGAGTAGGCATAGTTACCTCAATTGGAGATTGGTCTAGTTAACTTAATAACCAGACCGATAAAACACTTGGATTTAGTACGCTGGATTAGTTAACAGGCACTTGAACTTCTTTGCCCGTATGTGGAGATTTGATAGTACGCATTCCGGAACCTTCGGCACCTGACTGCACATTATCGCGAGAGAGCGTTTGAGTACCGGATTGCATTCCCGTACCCGGTGGCGGGGTAAACTTCAAAGCAACAGCGATTACCTTGGCAGCAAGGCAATCGTCCGCTCCCTCTTCGCGAGATAGACTAAAAACGTTAGGGGCGTCTTTAGTACCCATCAGCACTTCGCGGAATTCCTGAGCAACGGCAGGCGTGCAAATCCTGTTAGTCACAAGCAAATCTGCATCCTTGCCGACCCGCAAACTACGCTCAAACAGCACTTCGGTATTGACTACCTTATCAGTGCGAGAGAGGTTGACTTGTTCAGTCAATTCCTCGTTCTCGCGACTCAGTGCCTTAACTTGATCTTCGAGCGTGCCGGTTTTTGCTTTCATGGCAGGAATGTTCATCGCCATGTCTTTTTGCATCTTACCGTGCTCATCGACCATCTTGCTCATAAGCGTGTCATCATCGGTGCTGTCGTTCACACCGTCCATGCCGCTCAACAGGTTCATGCACATCTTGCGATGGGCAGGACTCATAGTCGTAGCCATAGGAAAACTCCCAGTTGATGCGGCGGAAAGATAAAACACGTTAGTAACTTCTCCGTCTTCGCCGCTGATTGCAGAGAAGTTACTTAAATTGGTTTGTCCCGGTACGACGGGAATAGGAGTCGCCGCGCAGTGCTCAATTGCCGTGCCCGGATATTTGTTACCTAAACCATCTACAAAATCTTGTTTCAAGCCTAGACTCAGCTCGTTCTTACTAACAGTATCAAGAGCGTCTCTGCCGAGTATTTGCAAAAGAGGTTCGACCCATCCGTCATTTCGCCTAAGATTAACTACATAACCAAGGGTGTCGTCAGCCTTGAGCGAATGATCTTTTACCAGCGGAACACTGACTCCCGCCTTTTGCATTTTGTGAAAGTTATCTTCCCAATTACCGATACTTTTGGCATTGGTGGGCACTTTAAATTTCTTAGTAGGGTGCTGATACGTTTCACCGATCTTTGCACCTCTCCCCCATTTGTACACACAAGGCAAACCGTTCTTAGTGGTTGGCAGACCTTGTACTTCATCTGGAGTGGGATCATAGAGAGATTGACCCTTTTCGAGCGAAAGGCAGAGTAAAGTATTCATGTTTTAATCTGAAAAGAATTAAGCAGATGCCTTGTGTTTGGCATTAGCAAAGTGGGATAGAAACGGTACGTCAGGTTTGCTGCTCGCTACTAACTTGGCTTTTGCCACCGCATCCTTCGCTTTTGTTGCCTTTGCTGTTGACGCTACTGAAGCGTCTGTGTGCTTATCAGCAGCTTGTAAATACTTAGTACCATCTTTACCGAGCTTCATCTGCGTACCTGCCAACGCTTTGTAAGCTGTTGACATTTCTTTGTGACCGTTGGCAGCATTCGCGTATTCTTTAGCCGTTTTAGCCGAATCACTAGCAACACTAAAATGTTGTCCGGCCTCCATCAAATGAGCGTCGGCAGTTTCGTCGTCGCCTTTTGCCCTACTGGCAGCGGATTTAGATAAAGCATCAGCAGCATTTTCCAAGTGTCTGTCTGACTCGCTTTTAACATCTCTCGACATGTTCTGACCATATCGAGAAAACAGCAAAGGCATTTCCTTACTGCCCGGCACTTTAGTTTCTTTGACGCTCATAATAGTTCCTTTTCCACTTTCAGGGTCAGCAGCTTTTCTCAAATCCCTTGCTTTTGCGTAATGATCGTTCATCGCATCGAAATGCTTTTGTGCCTGCTCGGTGTTTCCGGCACGCTTGGCAGCTTGTGCTAGTTTTGCTCGATAGTTAGCTAAATTAACGTGTTGATCCGCCTTTTCATTTAGTTCGGCATAGCGGATTGCTTGGGCTTCTTTAGATATTTTCTCAGGTGTGTTTATTTTGGCTTGTGCGTTTCTGGCACCAGCAGAGTAAAGTTTTGATGCTGGCGTTTGAAGCTGTTCTTTGGTGTAAGATTGGTTGAGCGGAGTAGCAGACTTGATTTTGATATTGCTCGGATCAAGAGAAACAAACTCATGATCATCCTTGATCGCGTCAAAACCGGATTTCTTTAGTACGTCGTTGACGACACTTTTATTGTGGTCGTTATCTCTGTACCAAGTATTGTAAGCCGCCCGTGCTGGCGAATTCTTTAAACTGTCGCGGATAGGCTTTAGCCCAGCACTCTTAGCATTTTCGTTGATCTTACTAAAATCATCGTCCGAGATTTGCTTATCGCCCGAAACGTCCAATGATTTCTTTGGGGTGATTTCAACTTGGTGCAAAAAGCCGGGCTTATTTCCTTGAAATTTAGTAGAATCTTCCGGCTTGTAAGAAAAGTAAGCACCCGGACCCCACTTGTTATCGTTGCCGGGGAGACTGGTGTCGAACGAGCTTATCTTTTCCGGACTAGCATGGTAGGCGGTTACCGGCGTCTCAGTAGGCCCCACAGCTTTGGCGAAATGACTCTCCACGGCGTCATTGAACGACGAAAACGGATCGTTAGGGCTGACAGCCGGGTTTTCGTCCTTTCGTCGTTCTCCTTGCGTGCTAGGCATGTAGCGGATGTGACTGGGTTCTTCGTTGGGCTTGCCAACCAGCAATCTTGCCGCTGGATTGACCCTTTCGCCCGGATCGTTGACGGGGCCGTAAGCGGCGTACTGTTTTGCACGGTCGGCAGAACCTTTTGCTAAAATCGCCTCATGCTCACCAGCAGCAACCTTTTTCCACAACTCACGCCGCTTATTTCTCAAATCAGTGAGTTGGTCGGACAAGGCTTTGTGCTCTAGCGTTGTACTGATCTTTTGACTGCGTTGACGCTCGGTGCGGCGGATCATTCCCGTTATCGTTTTCAGTAACGGATGTGCCGTATTGACTGGCGTGCCGCCTTCGGCAGTGAAACGTCCTCTTTCGTCCCTTGCCTGATCGGCACGGTACAATAGAAATTGAGCTAAGGACGAGAACATTCTTTTAGTAAATTTTCCTGTTGACTTTTACTAAAACTATGCGATAATCCGAAACGAACTAAATGGTTTAGTGCCCAACGAAAGGATCAATTGTGGCAAAGCAAATTCTTCGCGGTGTAAGTCTTGCAAACAACGAAGGCACATATGGACCATCCGAAGCCGTAAGAGCGGTCGGCACATCAGAACCCGCTTTTACTAACTCAGAAATTTATATCGATGATGCTGGTTTCGTACAGTATCGGGGCTGTCGTCCGAGCAAGGCTCCCGGCAGATTCCGGTTCAACAAACAGATTCGTTTTAAGTTGACTAAAGACCAACGCGAGCAGTTGAAGCTTATAGAAAACTCCTGATTTTCTTAGCAAAACTCTCACCGAACTTATCTGCCTGCTGCTTACCGCCGAATGAGTCCTCGGCGGTTTTTTCTGTAATCTTCGCGGTTCGGAATCCGCTGTAATTACTTTTCTTCAAATCATCTTCCGGCGTTACTGATATTTTAGGACCACCAAACTGATCCGCACTCACATCAAAAACAAAACCGTTTACGTTGGTAATGTAGTGGTGCCCACCCTCTTCATAATCACCCGGATAAGAACCTTCCAAAATGTTCGCATAAGGTCGATAAGCCAGATAAAGACGTTGGGCTATTTCACGACACTGGTTATGCAAATCCTCGCCAAACTGATCCTCGGAAGCTTGCCGCAAAGCTACGCCTAACTCTTTGGCACTTTTCTCATCGGTAGGGACTTCCAAACCAACTTTCTCAGCAACAGACTCGCCTTGCGGGTTCGATTCCACCTTCAAGCTAGCCGGACCTTTCTCAACTTCGCCGTCTTTTATGCAAACATGCGTACCATTGATGGTTTTCCAATCGCAATCGGAACTAGCGTCTAGATTTTGAGCAAACCGACTAAGAAACTGTTCGTCATCCAAACCAAGAAAGGCGTTCGCATCGTCCGCTATTTCGTCATCGTCAATAAGTCCGGTAGATTGAGCACGAACATTTAGTAAATGTGCTAGCTCGGGGTCAGAGCTTGTCCATACTCCGCCGTCTAAGGTTGCGGTATCACCTAAGCCTGCATCAATTGTAACAAGACCGGACTGCAAAGGAATATTTGTTTCCGTGTCGTCAACGTCTGAATGAACTACAGAATCGGCAGAACCGCTTAGACCCTCTAATCCATGTTTAGCTAAGTATTGTGAACCTTTGCCCGGTTTTAGGTAAGCTATCGTAGCGTGCGGTTGATAGTCAGAATAAGTATCGGTATGCGGCAGGGCAGCTAACTTGCTATTCAAGCGAACAAGATCGGGGCTTTCAACTTTCGACACTAAAACATCGCTGTCGTGTTGATTATCGGCGGGGAAAACGTGCAACTTTCCCATCGTAAACTTAACTGGACGCTCATTACCCAAAACCTTCTTTACTGCCGGAAGTGTGTTCTCGTGGAGTCCATACTTGACGGTAACGTGCGGTTTGATTTGCTCGTCTTCCGCCAAGTCCTCTTTAGGTATTCTTCTGTTAAATTCGGTTATTTTATCCGCGATGTGTTTTGGCAACTCTATGTGCGTATTTGCGAAACTATGCTTGGACAGGTTTTGGGCAAAGTTAGAAAGCACGGGTTACTTAGACTTGCTGGAACAACCCATCCAGTCAACATACACCGGATAGCTTTGCATGAACTTAATTAAAACGTCGATTGAAGGCGTGTCGAGAGAGCACGAGTCGTTGATAAAAGTCTGTTGGTTTACTTCGTCAGGAATTCGACGTTTTACAGTCACTTTGATCGGTTCGACTTTGACAGGGAGTTTTTCACTCATCGTCATTCATCCAATTCTCACACCGAACAGCCGTTGAGCATAATCCGAATGCAAAGTCGTGTTGGGACTACCATCCGGATTTGCAGGCGTGTCAAGAAAAGGTGTAGTCAATGCGGCGTCTTGATCGTAAGCATTTCCACCGTTCGGTTCTTGAGCAATAACCGGAGCAGGAGCAACCGAATCACTTTCGTTTTCCTCATCCGGCTCAGAACTATCAAACTGACTGCTGTACTTAAATACGGTTGTCGTTCCGGGCTTCATGCTCCACTGTTGTCCACAATGAGTACATTTATCCATCGGGCCGGAATGCTCACTGTCAGCAGGCGTTCGTTGCACATCATGGCTTCCACAACCGGGACATTTAGCTAACGGTGCGAGCCGACTAAGATCGATTCTTTCCGCCAGCTTGCCTAACGCTTCATAGTAGTTCATACTCAAGTTAGAATCGCTCTGCCCTTTAATCGCCTCACTTATTTTAGTCAGTGCTGGAATGATTGCATGTTCCGCGTTCTTAGTAGCATATCCCAAAGCGGAGCCGACACCCTTTGCACTAACCTTGCCACCTTTGAGTATCGGATACTTAAACTTCTCTGAAGGTATTGCGGAATCGCTGTCATCCATCGCAATCGAGTTATCTACGTTTCTATCAGCACCAGCCGGAGCTTCCCATTCACCGTGATCTATTTCGCCAGCATGGGCCTTGCCTAAAGCGGCATGAAATACAGAACTGTTGAGTTTAAGAGCCATTTGATTCCTTTTTAACTAACCGCCCGTAGGTTATATTGTTGGGAGCACGCACATATCGATTAGGAACGCACCACACTTCTCCCGTGGCGTCCATGTCGATAACCCATACCAAATCGTCGTCCTTGCTGCCCTCTATTATGAAATTTGCTACTCCACTGCCTGTCGGACCATTCCATTTCGGATGTGCCACAACAAGTCTAGGTAACGGCGGGTTTAGTTGAATCATTTTGGCGGCAGTTTCCTATGACACGCACGAGGTTTTACTATTCGGCGGGCGGCAGGGTTTCAGGCTCCCGAACCATCCTCTCCAAACTAACTTCGCCAGTAACGCCTTTAAAACCGTGTTTTTCATACCATTGTCGCAATCGATCGTGAGTCAAACCCTTAGCAAACGGGATTGAATCCAAATACAACGTCGTCCCGTGTTTATCTGCCAAACCAGTAAGTCTTTTTAAAACCTTCGTGCCGTGACCCTTTCCTTGCTCTTTAGGCACATCTATAGACTCAATTTCCAAGTGGTGCGGTTTGGCAGGAAAGACGTGCATCTCCAAAAGAACTTTTCCATTCTCGTAAGATTTTGTTAAATTTGTATAAGGCACTTTCTTGCCGAAAGATTCCATCTCCGCTTTAGTGTCAAACGCGGTATGCTTTTCTCTGCGTGCTGCCAAAGCCGCTTCACGAGCGGCATCGCTCCAAGACAAATCCAGCGATTGAGCAAAACGGGATAGGAACTGAATTTCAAACACTTTTCCAAATACCTTTAGTGATGTATCCGTGCCACTCGTTTCTTTTCCCACCATTTGCAAGTATTGAAGGCGTAACCGTTATTGTTAAATCTTCATGCTCAACTACTTCGTGGTTTTTCAGCCAAACAGGCAAACCGTTGGGCGTAATGCCTCGCCAATCTCCCGACTCATCTTTCCAATAATCCCCTACCTCGTAGGGACACTGACCTTCCGGCCATTCCGTAGGCGGAGCAGCGATTCTTTTACCTACTAGTTCAGGCATACTTATACACCCTACCGTTTAACTGACCTCTCAACTGATTCAAAACCTTCCACGCCGCACCGGCACTGATTTTCATGTCTAACGCAAAGTTGATGAGCGATGACCAGCGGTTCTCGCTCCCGACCTCTTCCACTTCCTTGCCTTTGCGTTCTACAGGTTTAGCTACTACCGATTCTAATCCACGTTCCTGCCTCAGTAAGTTAATCGCCTCTTGCAAAATAGCATTAACGCGAAAACACGACAATCCCAAACCTCTCGCAACTTCCCGCTTACCACAACCTTCGACCGTTATCTTTTTCAGCACCACTCGGTGTCGTGGTGGCAGATCGCACACTAACTCATCAAAACGAAAATCTTGTTTTTTGTCTGCTATCGAAAGCCAGTTATCAGACTTGAGAGTGCTTACTGCAATCCCCCTGTTTTGCTCACGCCGACCAGATAATGCCACACCCTTTCTCATCGCATCTTTGACAGCAAAGTAAATCTTTCCAGCAGCGTAGGCTTTAAACGGCACGCCTCTGGCTTTGTCGAACACCCCGCACGCTTCGTACATAGCGATGCTAGCGATTTGATAGATTTCATCGTAACCGACGTACTTATTTACCTTATTTTGATAAGCAGCTTGTTCTTTGAGAAAATCCAGATGTGCGTTGTACAGTTTTAGTTGATCGGAGTTTTCAGCACAGGGTACAGGAGTTTTGGTATTCTTACGTGCGACTGATCTGACAGATAGTACGTCGGGCCGTCTTGTTGACAAATCGGTTGTGGAGGCCATGTTACTCCGCAATTAATCAAAACTTCCGGCGGTATCGATCCTGCAAAGTAACCTACCAAAACGTACTCGCGTCCTTTTGGAGATTCGTCCGCAAAACGCAACAGAGCGTCGGCTACTAAATAAATCGGATCGATAAAACTACGACTCATCGCTTAGTCAAAGATGGACGTGTACTGACTCGTGCTGTCGGCTCTTGAGCGACGACTTTCTTCGCTGCCAACACTTTTTCAACAACCGCTTCAACGGGCGAAACGATTGTTTCTAACTTTTCCGGTCGATGATGCCACGTAAACATCTTGTTTTCCTCAGCAGCGGCATAGGGAATCTTCGGATGCAATCGATTAGGAATCCTGCCTTGAGTAGACAAAGCAAGACTGAAACCGTCCGGATGAATGCCCGCGACGATAGCGGCCTTGACTTGCGGATTAATTACTCCCGCATGTGTTTCGGGATCAAGGTATAGAACCACGTCGCCTACCCGCAAATGCTCTGCTGGCGTCCCTGCCGGTACTTCTGTCGGCATTGGAGCGGTAGGCAGTTGAGCCGGAACGTTTGATACAGGCGTACTTGTTTGTGGGTTGCCTGTCGTAGTTTCTGGCGGAATAAGGTTTGGGTCGTGCTGTTGACCGATAACCGACATATCAACTTGTGCGGGTTGCATCATTACACCTTGTTTCAAGATACTCATCTTACATTTCCTTTTTAGTTAGCTTCCAGCCGTCTCCGTCTTTCAGTACTTTTGACAGCTTTAACAAATCTTCTCGCAAAATCCCACTACTACCTGTTGTTCGTAGTCGAACCGATCCAAAGATAATCGCTTTGATTTCAAACCCAATGGGATCGGTTAGAGCATTTACTTCAAATTTAACAGGACATCCCTCTTTTTCAAGAAAAGTAATTACCTGTTTGATTTCTCCGATATGCTTACCGATAAGATCTGCCGGTCCGTACGCGACTACGTTATTGTCGTCGAGGTCGGCATGCCGACCATTCACAGTGACCCAAACAACACCATCCCTTACATCAATTCCGTTTTTCCAATCAATTACGTGTTCCACAAATAACCTCTTCCTTCGCAACAGCGGATTTGCCATAGTCAGACGGTTTCATCGTACCTACAACAACAGAGCCGTTATCAAACGGACGACCCAAACCGCAAACCGCTTTTACTTTCTCACGATCAATGACGCTCCCGAAGACAGTTTGATTAACAGTAGATTGAAAACGGGGGTGTTGTTTACCTCTCATAGCTGAATTCCTTTTGCTCTTTCAACAGCCAATTCCGCGTCCTTCTCATTCCAACCGACATTCCACCAATACTTATTCGCCGCTATACTGTAAGGGTTGCTGTCCAATTCTTCAAGTCTGGTGCGAGCATTCCGGCCTTCTTGATAGACCAAAACGGTTTCAGCGGTAGGCGGCTCGTATTCACTTGAAGGTAAAATCATTTTGTTAAACCTTCTCCATTTGAAGCAATGTTTGCCACAAATTAGCTAAAAGATTCGGGTGATTGTCTTTTGACAAAGGTAACAAGGGTGTTGCACCTTCTTCGACAAACTCACGAAACCTTTTCAATGTCATTTTATACTGACTGACTTTGCCTTCTGGCTCGTTAAACTGAATAGTCACTTCATCAATACTTTTGTCATGGAAAATATCCATCGTCCCGACAACGTGAGGCAACGGTTCGCCACTTTTTGTTGGAGTTAGTAACTTGCCCATTATTCTTCTCGGAAGTGACGCCTTACGTTTGGATCGTCCGGCAAGTCAATATGCAAGTAGCCGCCCGTTTGCGTTCGCGCCAACAACCAGCACATCGCTTTAGCTAACTCAAAAGTAGTTATGTCCGTTTTAGGATCAAATATTTGAGTTTTTTGTGAACTGATCGAACCGACCGGAAACACGCTCGCGTCTACAAAAATCGGATAAGTTTCTCGTGGTTTGTGAACATCGTCAGTTTCCATCACTTTCCTTTCTTGTTCCCTTTCTTCATTATACCGTTACCGTTTGCTCCGCTTCCCGCCAACGCTGCAACGCGATTCATGCTCTGACCGGGTTGCGAGCCGTTTCCGTTCCCCTGCGGCTGATTTTGCGGCGTATTGCCTTGCAGATCGCTTCCAGCTTGGCCGACAAAGGATTGATTCGGTGCTGGCGGGGGAGGTTTTGGAGCGTTCTTGTTATTGGCGGCTTCTACGATTTCCTCGATCACTTCATCGATTTGGTCGTCAATGTCGTCAACACAATCAATGTCAAGGTGCTGAAATATTTTAGCTACATTCGGCACCTGTATTAAGTAAGGGGCCAATGCTGGATTAGCAAACCAAGCTTTAATCAAATCGTTATAGGTGTCTACTTTACTGTCAACAAGCGGTGCTGGTTTGACTACAATTGCATCAACAGCATCGTCGCCCCAATTCAACCGAAGTAATTCATTGACCAAACCCGGCACATCGTATTGCGGTTGTCCCTGCGTTACTTGTGCAGCAATATCATCGTCAATATCCTCAAGGTCCATCGACGCAGCACCGATATGCGTTTCACTGTCCGCTCTGCTCCCTGCTGTAGTGGCCTCGATTGCTGCTCTTTCACCCCAACCCCATGCACGTACTAAAAGCTTTTCATTGTGCTCATCCTCGTGGATAAAGCCGTCCATTGCAGAGGCATAATTACCAGCATCCTCAATTACTAACTTCCACGGAGCAAGCGTAGCTAACTCAGGGTTTGCTTGAAGATCGGTGTCGGTGTACTCAGTGGTTGGAATAAGAGAACCGCCACCGACAAAAGCTACGGCAAGAATTTGTTTACCTATCTCAAAATTATCTACAAGTTCTCCGTTGATCGGTGTCTTACCCGGCTTGTAGTATAGAGTAGGTAAAACACCGGATAACTTACCCATCAACAGGTATTTCTTTACACGGGTTTTTTGCTTATCAACCCATGGATCAAACGCAGGTTCATTTCGACTAAGACCGTACAGGTTGCCCGCCTCCACATCTTGCGAGTAAATCCATGACTTCACCGGCGGCAGACTTCCTTGCGATTGGTCAGACGGATTACTTGTATTGATCGTCAGTCCTGCAAAGTTTCCATTCCCGTCGTGAAGAATGTTACTGAATTCAGGCAACAACGGCTTTACCTTTTTCAGTACGTAAAACCCGTTGCGAATCTCGTACACCCGCTCAAAAGGACGCCAACCACTGTCCAATCCGCGTAACGCCTCCCTTACTAAACCAGAACGCAACGGCAGGAATGTATCAGAGATAAAATCGATAGCTTTTTGCGGGGCTTGCTTTGGTCGGCCAGAAATCGGATCGACTACGAACTTATTTCCAGTAGCGGAAACTTTTACACCTTCCGCTGCTTGAACCGACCACTGACTCGCAACAATCGGTTTTCTAATTAGAGATCGAATCAGAGCAAGCGTCGGATCAAGAGCCATCATGCGGTACGTTGCATAACTGCCTTTTCTCGGTTGGACAAAACTTGAGCCAGACCAACCCCAGAACGTACCACCAATATCTAAGTTAACGCCCGGAATCGAACCGGGAAACAAACCGCCCAAACCCATGCCGGTCGGACTGCCGCCAGCATTTTGGTATAATAATCCCGGTATGCCCGGAAAGCCAAGGTTGGCACCGCCTGCAACGTTTTGCGGGCCGGTTGTTTCGCCGGACTTCGGTTTAGCGTTTGGATTGACTTTAGGTATCGTATCGCCGGTGACGCCTAGGATCGATCCTGCGAAGTCGCTGCCGGGAGGTTTAGTAAGTTTTGAACGTTTCACAAAGGATTTGTTTATGTGTTTATGTGTTTTTGAAGTTTCTTGGAAAGCGAAGGTTTACATGCAATATGATTGTCAAGGGGATTATCTATATGTTGATAATTTAGTCATCACCATCAAAGACGGTGGCAGCGCGATTTCCCTTCCTGTTCAGTACTTCGAGCTAGAAAAAATTGATCCAACTTTATTTAAAGAAATTAAAACGTGGGCTTGGAGTGTCCTTAATAAAGAACAGGCGAAAAAACAAGATTCAACTAGGCACAGTAAAGAAGTAAAAACCTGACTTCAGAAAGGAATCGGATGTTGGTTTTAAGTAGAAATCGCGACGAGTCGGTAATGATTGGAGACGATATTTCCGTTACTATCGTTGATATACGCGGAGATCGAGTCAGACTCGGTTTTAACGCACCAATCAGTTATCGAATCGACCGCAAGGAAATTTACGATGCCAAGAAACGAGAACAACAGGAAAACAAAGATTCAGTTCCTTTTGTTCCACGCGGACGATATTCAGAAGACAACCCACCTTTGATGGGAGACGCCGATCCTGATTACAATCTCGCGACTGACATGGAATGGTGGGATGCACAATTAAAAAACTTCCCACAAGTACGCGTCGAAAACAACCAGTGGGTGGTTGCCGTTGCTCCTACACTAAAAACAGTAGCCAGAGGAAAAACATTTCTAGAAGCCGTTAACCGTTGCCGAGAGAATGCAGCAAATCTACGAAGGAAAGGGTGAATTTATGAGCGAAGAAGCACGTTACCAGCTCAAGATAACCAATCCCAACAACAATGTTTCTTGGTTTAATTACAGAATCGAGCCTGACGATTTTCGCATAGTGAGCAACCAGCAAGACGCTAAGGATTTTGACTATAGCACCACAAACGCTCTTTACGATTGGGTAAAAAACGTTTTGCGAAAACGAGGCAGCCGCTCCGTTGTAACTATCGCAGCTTCAATTTTGAAAAAGAAAACTGTTTCTTCCAACGAACTAAAACTTTTTCTTTGTAATGCTTCGGGCTACGACGATCTTTTACCAAAACTGTCCACGCTACTAAGCTTCGCCTACTCGATAGAAGAAGCTATAGGAAAAGCAACACTCAAAGCTAAAGAAACGTTTCCAAATGTCAAAATGTGGCAAATCGATGTAAGCGAGATTGGGCAAGAGATGATCGACGCGATAGCTAAATTAGCTACAAAGGCATTGTCTTCGGAACCAAGCTCGGATGTAAGCCAGAAAACTTAGCGGCACCACGCATGGGCGGTTGGTAGCTGGAGCCCGCCGGTAGGGTGAATACTTGTGCATTGACCTTCACGGGTTGTTTGTACATAACCGCGTACCGAAGTGCTGAAAGTGAGTGGTTATTCTCATCAACCGGAACCTCTTTGGCATTCTGTCCAGCTTTCTTCGGCGGCATGGTATAGTTTTCAATTTCTTCCAGCACACCAATCGGCAACTTCGACTCTGCCAGTAAAGGATCGCGTTCGACTAAACAATCCTCAAAAAAGTATAGACGTGCTTTGCCATCACCTAAAACTTTGAATCTTGACTTAACTGCTTGAATGCCTGTTTCAATGTCGTTCTTAGCTATGATCGTCGGAATGCCGTTCTTATACAAAGTTGCTCTGCCTTCGGCATCTTCTGGATCGGCAATCGTTGCTTCAAAAACTTCACTACCGCTTAGCTCTTTTATTTTCTTGGCATGATCCTCTACTAACATTTGCGTTTTGTACCATTCTCGATACACGTAATACCTACCGTCAGGATCAATAGCTATAAACAAACAGCTAAACGGGTTGGAAAAGCCGAAGTCGATTGAACGAATTCGCTTCCACGTTGGCGGTATATCAAAACGTTTAATGACATGGATTGCAGGATCAAAATCCTCCCCGTACACTAAACCCTCACTACTTGCCCACAACCCGGACAATAGCCGAAGTTTTCGTGCTCCGGTCAGCGAATGCAACTTGGACATGTAAACCGCACCTTGCGGTGTCCAAGTCATCTTATCGCTATCCCATAGAAGCGGGTTATCCTCATGCCGCGAATTAAGACGCGTCATTTGCCTCTGACCCGGACGTGCGAGGGGCAGAAAGTCTTTCAACGCCTCTGGGACGCTGTAAGGCCGGTTGGCGCGTTGATTGAGCCAGTGGCTTGGCGGGCCGGGATTGCAATCCGCGATAGCTTGCTGAAAAGGCATCTTGCCGTTGCGAAGCCGGGAAGTAAGTTTTTCCCAATCATCCTCTACAAGTTCTAGACTCTCAAAACATGCAATAATATCATAATCGGTTGACATGATACGATCAGGGTTATCAACACCCTCAACGACTAGCTCAGAACCGTTTGGAAAAGCGTAAGCTCTGCGGGTTGATCGCAATTGACTGTGAAGGTTTGGGTACAAGTTCGGGTTGTCGGGGATTACATCGCGTTCGAGTGTTACTAAAACAGATTCAGTCATCGACACACGAGTCTTGCGGGCAATCAGTCCACGACTGCCGGGACATTTTAGTAACCAGCGAACTACCTTCTCTAAAACACTTCTCGTTTTGCCAGTTCCTGCGGCCCCTACGATAAGGCACTCCGCATCACGACACGGAAACAGTGCCTTAGCCGCTCCTCGCGGTTGGTACAGCTTGCAGGCTTGCGTATCTAATTCAGCTAACGCGGACATTCGGTGGAGCTTTCGGTGGAGCTTTCGGAGATTTTACTCGACATTTCAGATAACTCTTTGGGGCCGGAACCGCAACTTGACTACCCATCATCCCCAACCTTTCGGATATGAAGCACGAAAGAGGATTACTAAAACCACGAACAAGACAATTTCAAGTAAGCCGGGCATGATCTTCTCTACACATTGACAATCGACCAAAGCGGGTAACGCGAAACATCATTAGAAAAGTCGAATCTTATTTGGCTAAAGTCAATGCCAAAACCAGAAGTATGCCAAGCAAATTGAGCCCCTTTCATCCTCATTTCAAAGTTATGCGATTTCTTATCTAAAAGACCGCCGCCTTCCGCTGTTGAGCGATAACAACCTAAGTATTTAATCGTGTAAGGCGGATACCCGCGAAACTCTTTTGAACTGATTCGACCCACAATGTCCAAATTCGTGGCATAACCTTGCTGTGTCAGTTTTAACCAATTCGCACACGTCCAGATCGGCTCATCCCAAAGATCGTACTTAACGCCTAGGCAGGTTTCGTCAATCTGAACAATGTTTCCACATAAATCAGATTTCTTTAAAAGAAGTGAGATCCGGTTAGGCCTATTCAAAACAACTCTGTCCCCTACTTTGAAACGCGGAGCGGCTAGAGTAGTTGCAGGCAGAATCGACAAAGCACCGATTGTTTTGATAATATCGCGTCGTGTTACCATAAATCACCTGTTGACTGAAAACCAAGGGGTTATCTTGTGCTGCAAAGTAATATGCGGGTAGTCAGTTAAAATAATCAACTGGCCGAGGTCGGTCTTTGTTCTCTCAACAACGTCTGTCGGCACTAAGGCGTAGACTCGCGTAGTCACTTGCCCGCCGTCCACGTCCATATAAAAACGCACACTCTCACACAAAACAGACGGTTTAACTAAGTGAGCATTGTTTCTGCAAAACTCCTCTACCGCCGTGTACTCTTTATCCATCACCTCTTTTACATGCCGCTCAACAAAATCACGAAACGGTTTTCCGTTCAAATAAAACTCAAACTCGGAGACGTTCTTTAGCTTGTAGTCAATCACTTCGTTTCTCCGTTACACCAACTCAAACTCATCAGCAAACAGAAAGCACATTCTACGCTCCCCGGAAGCGAAGTAGCAAACCTCGTACTGAATAGTACCGCCTTGATTTATCGTGACGCTCCGCACTACGGCTTTCTGTTCTAACTCAGGAACTTTCACCCTATCGCCCGGCACGGCTTTAACTTTCAGATTCAGCGTTTTATTTGCTTCCACTTTCATCTCCATCATCAACGTCCATGAACAATTTAGTTATTGCTTTTCCACCAGACGTTACATCAACCTTGTTCGTCAGTTGACCGTTCATTCGTGCCAGCAGTTCAAGAGCTTTGGTTCGGTCGTACAGCTTGAACCTTCTTTTCAGTACTGTACAGTTTCCGTCCGGTGTCTGAATCACGTCTTCAACCCATTCGCGTATCTGGCCGATTGCTCCTGCTTGTGCTGCCGCTTTCCAATCAATGTTTGCTTTTCCCTCGTCATCAACCACTACAAAATTGGATATATCCGCTTCTGCCAGTGCTGCTATATTTGCCTTCACTCTTTCCGGCCCACAATTGCGTGCCGCTATCTTTCTAGCTATAGCTTGTTGAACCTTTGGAATCCTTAGTAAGAAACTAGCAGTCACAGCAAGAGCATTTTCGTTATCGTCTTTGTATCCGGCCAACCTTGCCGCCTTAGTACCATTGCCCATTGCCTGTCCAGTTATCGCATCCACAAACAACCTACGCCGCATAGTTAAACCATCATTATCCGTATCCTCTTGGCTATCGTCATCAGGCTTATGTTTGATCGTAGGTAACTCAAAAGGCTTGGCTTCTGTTTCCTTGACTATTTTAGTAATAGTCTTTCTTTTAGTTAACTTAACCCGCTTCACTTTACTATCCTCTTACTTACCTTTTGGGCGTTCGTGCAAGCCCTTTTCTTCGAGCAACGCCGCAACATCATCCAAGTGCAAACAATCGCACATACAAGCACCCGCAACACTGGTGCTTATTGGGGCGATGCTTCCGTTACAATAATCGTTTCCCGGCGTAGCATCGTGCAAAACACCAATACTAATAATCGAGCCTTTGTTGCCCAATTGAACGATTTTATCGCCGTTCTTCGCTTCCCGTCCGTTTCTGTAGTGCATAAACAATCTCCTATTAAATTACTGCCCTACCTTTTTAACTACAAATCGATTGATCGTTTTCCCATTGTGAGCAATTGTCGGCTCTACTTCAACCTTGTAACCTAATTCGATAATCCGCTCTACGGCACGATTCAATATAATCTGTGCCTTCTCCTCTTGTTCCTTGCAATCGGGTTGGGTTGGTTTACTTAAAGACATTATCAAAAAGGTGTTGTACTGCGTGCCACAACTGCTCTAGTATACCACGAACACGCCCCACATCTTGAGTTAACCTACCACAACAAGGACAAAAGTTTGCTTCCGATCTGACAACACTACATCGCGGACACCAACGAACGTAGAATTTCAAAGCAGACGGATTTCTACGCAATTTGAAGCTCATGCCCTCATTATACCGTCCAAGATGCTTTTCGTCGCTCTACGCTGCTGCTATCGACCGCAAAGGCTATTGGATAGGGCTTCCGAACACGCGGTAGCCGAGCAGTCCAATCAGAACGAAAACGACGATCCAGATACTTGACCGCTTCTCGAAAGGATAGCTCATGTATCCGCCGAACAGAAGGCAGATAACAAACAAAATCCAGAACCATATCGCAGCGCTCATACTAAACCTCTTTCTAGTTAAGAAGACGGCCCGGTATCGTTATCTAAGTTGTTCGCGTAGGGGTAGGTTGGCAGCATGTTTGAACTCAGGCCGCTCAACGGATTCGGATTACCAAAAGGCCACAGGCTCGGGTTAAGTACTATGGTCGGTTGATAAGAAAGATTGTACCTTGGCACGTCATAAATTTTGTTGCGGATAATCCTCTTTACCGACGCAACCGCTTCTCTGCCCATTTGAGCAAACTTACCAGCCATCTGATCCGAACCATCGTAACTACCTCTTTTACTATATACCCATGCTGCCGCTAATTCTGTCGCATTCATCGCAAGCATTGGAAACGCATAACTACTTGCTGGAAACGACGGGTTAGACGCTCCGTTTGAGTAAAAGAATTGAGCTAGTTCCAAATTTAATACAGCCTCACTTCTCTGAATTGCGTCAGCAAAGCCGAACAAGCTGGGAGCGGTATTGGAATTATTTAAGTTAGATAGCTGATCGGCGTTAAACTGCCCTAACAAAGCCTCTACTACTGGTTGCGAAGTAAAGAATCCGGCTACTTGCGGAACACCGCTTACCAACGAGAACTGAAACGGTATTTGATTACCGCCAGCCGTTTGAACCGCCTGACACCAGTACGACGGAGCAACCCCAGCAGGATCAGTAAAACTTGCCTGCCAAAACTGACCAGTTCCTGTATAATTAATCGGGAAACTTACACCAGCAGGCGGCAAATTAGTATCGGATCGAACTGCATTGATTAACTGAACCGCTGTTACGTTTGGTGCGATCATCCAGAGATAGCTGATTACCGATGCCATTTCTGGTGCAAAGAAAAAGAATAGGTCTAGCGGTAACATCACTGAATGACACAAAACACGCCCGTCATCCCACTGCCTTGCACCCACACACCAGCCAAGTACATCCCATTAGGCAAAGGAATACTCGTGCCAGCCGGAAGCGGAGTATAATTAACGCCATCGATAGAATATGTACC